GGCTGAGGCCGCGGCGCGGGTTTGGTAAACTTGCAGCCGTTGAACACAAAGGGCCGATAGCTCAGCTGGGAGAGCGCTGCGTTCGCAATGCAGAGGTCGGGAGTTCGATCCTCCTTCGGTCCACCACTTTCCAAGAAACCAACCGTTCTCGGTTGGTTTTTTTTCGCCCGTCCTCCCCAGTGTTGGCGCGGGTTCGGGCCTCGCTGCGACGGACGCCGCCGACCTGGACAGCCCCGTTTCGGGTGGTTTTTCGTTCTCAGTGCCCGCCTATTCTCTGTTTCTGCGAAGGGGGACTTCGCACCCGACCCCGCATTGGCGCGGGTTTGCGGCGGCTTGTTCAGAACAGAAACCGCCTTCACGCTAGCGACCCGCCCCGGACGGGGCTACTCGTTCACGATGGGGCGGACATCCCAGGTGATGGGCACCCCGGGCCGGTAGACGACCTCGTTGCCGAATTTGATGCTGGTCTTCAGATGCTCAGCCAGCGGCTTGTCCCATTTCTCAATCTGCTTGATCGCCCGGTTGACGGCGTTGCGGAAGGCGTCCCGGACGTTTTTTCGCTTGTCCCCCGCCTTGCGAAGCTTGCCGCCCTTGCCGACACCTGCCGTGATCGCATCAGCGATCTGGGCCATCTCGTCCTCAATTTCCTCCACACGCTGGTGATCGCCGTCTTGCTCGGCTTCCGCCTTCTCGGTAACCAGTGACTGGTACTTGGCTCGGTATTGCTCGACCGCCTTCCTGTCTACCACGACCCCCGCATTGCCCAACGGTGCTCCGGTCGTCACCTGAAAACCTTCCTCGATGTCATCGTGCTCCAGCCCGGAATTCGCGTGATCGGCGACGCCCAGCGCATAGCCGCATACGACTTCGTAGACGGACGCTTCCCGATCCGGATGCGCCAGCAGCAGGTTGATGTATTCCGCGCCCTTGTCCACGCCGATGATATTGATCGTGTTCCCTCGATTGAACCGAGCTTCCCAACCGCCTCCGCGCTTGCGAAAGAAGTTATCTGGCTGCTTTTCCTTCGGCGACACCGCTGGCACGGAGATCACCGATGCGGATTCATGTACGGCGCGCAGCAAGGCATCGCCCGGCATGGTGCGCTCCCGGATCGCCGTGGCATGGCGGCGAACCATCTCGTCCAACGCGGCGTTCACCTCGCTGGCGTGCCGCTTGTAGAGATCGAAAACGAGCTGGGCAGCCTGTGCAGTGTTTCCGCCGAGGAAGCGCAGCACCCGATTCACCTCGGCGTATTTGGTGAGGAACTGCCCTACGTTCTCCAGCGAGCTCACTTGGTTGGCCCGCTCCAAGTAGGATGCAGACATGATCTTGTCGTCGTCCTTGTTCCGGCTCTGGGTGAACACGTCCGTCTTGTAATGCTCAATCGGATCGTACTGGTCGGCCTTGGCGGCGATGACCGCAAAACGCCGGTCGATGCATTGCGAGCATAGGCCGCAGTGGGTGTGCTGATTCGTCATCTCCCACGTGTGAGTGCAGGTCATCGAGTGCTTGATGAGGTCGGCGCAGCCCAGCTTGACAATCTGTTCGACGACTTCGGCCTTGGTCTTCCAGATATACGGGTTCTCGACCGTGAATGGCGCTTCAGCCACCAGTGTGATGATGTCCTGGAAACCCTTCATCACCTTGGGGTGTGTTGTCCGGGTGGCGCGGCCACCGACCACTTGAGCGCACACCGGCAGATTCAGGCTGATCACACCGTTCTCGTAGAAACGCACGCTGCTCAGGCCGAGCATCTTGGCGATGGTCGCGCCAATCGAGACGAACAGGAACGAGCGGCTGCGCTGCGTGTATTCCCGGTTCAGCGGCTTCTTCTTGTGAACGCGCACGCTGATCTGATGCGGCGCGTTGTCTCCCGCTTTCTGCGCCAGCAGATCTTGAAGCGTCTTGTGCCGGGTGTTGAGCTTGGGCGTGGCCTTGTGCGTGACCAGCACCACACGCCGCCTCTGGCCCAGCACTTCGTCCAGCGCGCCTGCCAGTGAGTCCAAACCACCGGAAAACATCACCACCTGCTCCGGTTTGCCATACAGGGTCTGTGCGTCGTTGAACTCCAGGTAGTCCTGGAACGAATGATCCTGTTCCAGCTTGACGAAGCTGAACGCGTAGTTGTCGTCCGAGAGGAAGCCCAGCGTCGAGGTGAGCGCGTTCTTCACCTCCTCGCCGTTCCAGAAATCCGGGTTGCGCACCGGCACGACGAAATGCAGATCGCGCCGCCATCCATCGCCGAAGCTGTCAACGTCGTCTGCACCGCGCAGAATCACTTGATCGGCGCTGTAGACGTAGGTGGCGATTTCCAGCAGGTCATGGAACTTGGTCGGCACCGTACCGAACATCTTGCTGTGGATGTCCTCGATGCGCAGCGTGACGTTGCCTTCTCCTTTCACGCCGGAGAGCCGAAGGCGAATATCGTTCTTCGGATCGTCGCTGATCCCCTTGGCCGAGGCGTTTCCGCAAATGACGAATTTCTTAGTTTGCACTGGTGCGCGCTCCCAACTTCAATTCATCCTTCATCTTCTTCAGCGCGAAGCCAGCAAAGCCATCGGACGACTTTCTTGAAATGTCTCCGCCTTCCTCGTAGCGGTGTTTGGAAAACCATTGGGACGAAAATTCGCGAACGATTACCGATGCTTCCCACGTATGCGTGCTCAGCGCGTGATCGAAAAGCGCTTTCTGGTTCATCGTCGCAAAGCGCATTCCTTCACCCACATGAGTCGCTAGCGTCTTGGACAGGAAATATTGGAGGCTCTGGTTAGCCAGCCGGTCGAAGAACGAACGCGACAGATCGCCGAATTCCTTTTGCGTACCGAGTTTGGAAAGCGCCGCGCGCATCGTGTCCTTGTCGTTTGGGAATAGACCGTTCAAGTGGGGCTGAAGCGCGTCGGCCACCGCGCCAACCAGCGCGCGTCCGGCGATTTCGGCAAGATCGGAACGCCTGCGGGAATGGTCGACGGCACGATCCAAGGCCTCGGTGAGGCTCGCCGTCACATCGGGCAGTGTTGCGTCTTCCGGCAAGGAAATGCCGACGGATCGAAGATGGGCGTAGAGATCATTCTTCTTGGCGGCAATGGCCAATTGCGTCATCAGCCACACGGCCTCCGTGTACCCCTTGTCATCCATCACGAACGAGAACGCCTTTTCTGCGGCGGCGATGGTGGCGTTGGCAACTTGGGACACGTCCGCGCCAGCGGCGATCAGGCCGACGACCTCCTTCCACGCTTTCGTCCTTGGCAGTACCCCGAGCCGAACGTGCCCCATTCAGGATTCCCCTTGTTGAGATCAGTGCATCGCGATCACTCGTGCCGTTTCACGATCACGATGCTCCGGGCTTTTTTTTCTTCTTTTCTCAAATACCCCTTGCGTACCAGCTGCGCGATTTGTTCATGAGCGCTGGCGTGGCTGATGCCCAGCGTTTCGGCCAATTCCTTGACGGTAGGCGGCAGGCCCGTGCTGTCGAAGATTTGGCAAATCGCCCTCAGCGTTCTGGTCTGCGGCTCAGTGATGCCCTCTGTCTTGCGCTTGCTCATGGCATTGCTCCTCGCCGATTTCGGGAATATATGACCTGATAAACATCAGGTCAATGGAGGCGACCCGATGCACAAAATCTCTGGTCTGACTACGGGCGTGAGGCGCGACGCCAATCCCAGGGGGCTATCGGATCGGCATCGCGCCACAACCCGGCACGATGCGCGCGTGCCGATTGTTCGGCGAGTGCGTAGGCGTCGGCATCCTCGGAGGACTGCTCCCTTGCGTACTGGCGGTACCACCACGCCATCCCGGTTGTGATCTGCACCAGCCCTGCGTCCAGCGTCTTCGGACACGTGCTTGCTGTGCAGGAGGGAGCAGCGACCAGCACCTTGCCAACGAGCCGCCTGTAGCGGTCGCGCTTGCTGGGCACCACGAGGACGTCTTTGCCGAAAACGAGGTCGGACATCGATGCCTTGGATCGCTGACCGAATGCCTGCTCCTTCTCTGGCGCATCGATCCCAGCCACACGGATCTTGTGCTGCGCGTGACCAGCGTCAAGCACGGTAATGGTGTCGCCGTCTGACACGCCGACCACTCTGCCCGTGATGGTCTCCGCGCTGGCATTCCACGCCGCCAGAGCGATCAGCAACCCACCCACAAATCTGCTCGAAATATCGCTCTCCCTCGCTGATGCAGGCTGAAACGGGATACCCCGACCGCCCTATGTGCATATTCTTCGTAACGGTCTGACAACTTTACCGGCTACCGAAATGACCGTCGAACAAACACTCCCTGAATTGATGTCCCCGCGACAGCGGGCACGCGAGGCCGCGGAAATCATCGCGACCGCCATCGCGCGCTTGCACTCCACGCGTCCACAAGGCAGCGAGATTCCTCTTGGCTTCCCGGCACCCGAGCGCGTTCATACAAACCCCTCTACAGAAGGAGTTTTGAAGTGAACGCACCAATAACACCCCCATCTCTGGCGGCGCAGATCGCCAATCTTCCCAAGCTGGCGATGAAAGACTTGTGGGCGCTTTGGGACAAGTATTTCCCGCAGCGACCACCCCACCATAACCGGGCCTATGTCGAAGGCCGCGTCGCCTACAAGATTCAAGAGGAAGCGCTGGGAACAACGCTGCTCGTCCAAAGGCAAATGGCGCGGATTGGCGAAGCCCAATCCAAGATCAAGACGCAGCGCGGCGTCGAGGTCCAGGTCATTCCTGGCACCGTGCTGGTGCGGGAGTTCGACAACCGAGAACACCGCGTCACCGCGCAGGCGGACGGCTCCTTTGAATACGAAGGCCGCCGCTTCAAGAGCCTGTCAGCAGTTGCCCGCCACATCACTGGCACCCAGTGGTCGGGCCCACTGTTTTTCGGCATCACCAAGAACAAGCCGCGAGGTGGCGCGAAATGAACGGCGTCGTGACCAAAAAGCGCTGCGCCGTCTACACCCGCGTCTCCACGGACGAGCGCCTGGATCAGTCCTTCAACTCTCTCGACGCACAGCGCGAGGCGGGCCAAGCCTACATCGTGAGCCAACGTGCCGAGGGTTGGTTGCCAGTCGCCGATGACTACGACGACGGTGGCTACTCGGGTGGCAACATGGAACGTCCGGCATTGAAACGGCTGATGGCCGACATCATGGCCGACCAGATCGACATCGTGGTGGTCTACAAGATCGACCGCCTGACACGCAGCCTGGCCGACTTCGCCAAGCTGGTCGAGTTATTCGAGCGCCACAAGGTGTCGTTCGTGTCGGTCACCCAGCAATTCAACACCACCACGTCGATGGGGCGGCTGATGCTGAACATCCTGCTGTCCTTCGCCCAGTTCGAGCGCGAAGTCACGGGCGAACGCATCCGCGACAAGATCGCAGCCAGCAAGCGCAGGGGCCTGTGGATGGGAGGCTACACGCCGCTGGGCTACGAGGTCAAAGATCGCAAGCTGATCATCGTGGAAAAAGATGCGGAGGTCATCCGGCGAATCTTCACGCGCTTCACCGAAACGCGCTGCATCACGGACATCGTCCGCGAGATGGCCTTGGAGGGGATAACCACCAAACCCAACCGCCTGAAAGATGGGCGTGTGCGCAACGGCACGCCGATGGACAAGAAGTACATCTCCAAGGTGCTGCGCAATCCGATCTATATCGGCGAGATCCGCCACAAGGGAGCGGTGTTTGCTGGGCAACACGAGCCGATCATCACCCGCCAGTTGTGGGATCGTGTGCAAGCCATCCTTGCCGAAGATGCCCATCAGCGCATGGGCAAAACCCAGACTCGGCACAAGACCGACGCGTTGCTGCGTGGCCTGATGTACGGCCCTGATGGTGGCAAGTACCACATCACCTACAGCAAGAAGCCCTCCGGCAAGAAGTACCGCTACTACATCCCCAAGGCGGACAGCCGCTACGGCTACCGCAGCAGCGCCACCGGGATGATCCCGGCTGACCAGATCGAGGAGGTGGTGGTGAACCTGCTGGTGGGAGCGCTCCAGTCGCCCGAAAGCATTCAAGGGGTCTGGAACACGGTGCGCGAGAAGTATCCGGAGATCGACGAGCCCACGACCTTGCTGGCCATGCGCCGCCTCGGCGAGGTCTGGAAAGCCTTGTTTCCTGCTGAACAGGTGCGGCTCGTCAACCTGCTGATCGAGCGCGTCCAGCTCCTCTCCGATGGCGTCGACATCGTCTGGCGCGAGTCAGGATGGCGGGAACTGGCCGGTGAGTTGCGGACGGACAGCATTGGAGGAGAGCTGCTGGAAATGGAGGTGGCCCCATGAACCGCTCGTCCAAGAAGCTGGTCGGCGATGGCAAACCCCACGAGCGTCGCCATCCGTTAGAGGGCGGCGGTGTCCGGATCACGACTTTCGTACCTTTCCATTTCAAGAAGCGTGGCATCAAGAAGGTGATCGTTGCCCCGGAAGGCGTCACCCAGCCGATTGCCGTCACCGATACCCCGGTGCTCACGCCCGAGCAGGATCGTCCGCTGCTCAAGGCACTGGGGCGCGGCATCTACTGGCAGCAGTTGATCGATAGCGGGGCGGTGGCCAGTGGCACCGAGATTTCCGAACGGGAGCGCATCCATCGTTCCACGGTCAACGATTTGCTGCGGCTGGCGCTTCTCGCCCCCGATATTGTCCAGGCCGCCTACGAAGGACGCCTGCCCCGGGCGGTGTCCTTGGAAGCCCTGCTGCGTGCCAAGTTGCCCTTGGACTGGAATGAACAACGCCGTCTGATTGCGTCCCTCGGGTAGCGGAGGACTAGCAAAAAAATTTTCCGCTACGCCAAATGTAGCTGTTGCTACGCCGGATGTAGCGCCTTCCCCGATGAAGGCGTGCACCGGTCATCAACGGCCAGTACAGGACTGGACACCGGTCGCGCCCCAATCCCTGAACGGGAAGGAGCACGGCAATGGCCTATTCAATGGCACTGGCTGGAGGCTCCGGTAGTACACCGGGCCTCAATGCCGGCGTCGGGTTCAGTTCGACGCCTACCCCTGAAACCACGGCGCTGTCCCAGCGGCGATTCCTGAGCGAGGTCGAACTCGCCAATCGCTGGGGCATGTCCCCCAAGACCCTCACGCGCTGGCGCGGCATGGGCAAGGGCCCCTTTTTCGTCAAGTTCTCGAAGAAAGTGGCCTACCCCCTCGATGGCGAGAACGGGGTGCTCGATTATGAGAAACGCCACGTCTACGCCTCGACGTCCGAGCGTGTGCCGGTGAAAGGAGGTCAGTCATGAAGGAACTGACCCTTTACCCCGCCGACCTCGCGGCCATGGGCACCGCCCAGCTGGCGGCGCTGCCGATCACCGATTTCGTCGCTGCCGAGCGCAATGTCGATGAGGCCGTCGCTTACCTCAAGCAGCTACGCGCCAAGCTGGATGCCGCCAAGCTCCAGCGCTACGGCGAGCAGGCCCGCGCAGCGCTGCGTGACTCTGGCCGCGACTTCGGCACTGCGCACATCCGCGACGGCGCGCTGCACATCAAGTACGAGCTCCCCAAGAAGGTGACCTGGAGCCAGACCATCCTCAAGGAGATGGCTGAGCGCATCGTCGCTGCGGGCGACAAGGTCGAGGACTACATCGACGTCAAGCTGTCGGTGTCCGAGTCCCGCTATACCCACTGGCCACAGGCACTGCAACAGCAGTTTGCGGCTGCGCGCACGGTCGAGGAAGGCAAGCCGGTTATCACGCTGACGCTGGACGGAGGTGTGGCATGAGCCTGCCCATCATCTCCGCGCAGCAGCGCATGGCCGAGCGCAAGGGCGTCAAGCTCTTGATGCTGGGCAAATCCGGCATCGGCAAAACCACCCGGCTCAAAGACCTCGACCCGGCCACCACGCTGTTCCTCGACATCGAGGCGGGCGATCTGGCCGTGGCCGACTGGCCGGGCGACACCATCCGTCCGGCGTCGTGGCCGGAGTCGCGCGACTTCTTCGTGTTCCTCGCCGGCCCGGACAGGTCGCTGCCGCCGGAGAGCGCCTTCTCGCAGGCGCACTACGACCACGTGGTCGAGAAGTTCGGTGATCCGGCGCAGCTCGACCGCTACCAGACCTTCTTCCTCGACTCAATCACGCAGCTCTCGCGCCAGTGCTTCGCGTGGTGCAAGACACAGCCGGGCGCGATCAGCGACCGCACCGGCAAGCCGGACTTGCGCGGAGCCTATGGCCTGCTTGGCCAGGAAATGATCGCTGCGCTGACTCACTTGCAACACGCGCGCGGCAAGAACGTGGTGTTCGTGGCGATCCTCGACGAGAGGCTCGATGACTACAACCGCAAGGTGTTCGTGCCGCAGATCGAAGGCAGCAAGACCAGCCTGGAGCTGCCCGGCATCGTCGATGAGGTCGTGACGCTGGCCGAGATCAAGGCCGAGGACGGCAGCGCCTACCGCGCCTTCGTCACCCACACCGTCAATCCATTCGGCTTTCCGGCCAAAGACCGCAGCGGTCGGCTCGACCTGCTCGAACCGCCCAACTTGCGCGCGCTGATCGCCAAGTGCGCGGGCGCAACCGCCGCGCCTGCCAGCGCCGCCACCCCCGCCCACATCGAATCTCAGGAGTAATGGCCATGACCAGCAACTGGAACGACTTCAACGACGCCGAACAGCAACAGGGCTTCGACCTCATCCCCAAGGGCACGCTGGTGCCGGTGCGCATGACCCTCAAGCCGGGCGGTTATGACGACCCGTCGCAGGGATGGACGGGCGGCTACGCCACCGAGTCTTTCGAGACCGGCTCCATCTATCTCGCCGCCGAATTCGTGGTCACCGCCGGTGAGCACGCCAAGCGCAAGATGTGGAGCAACATCGGCCTGCACTCCAAGAAGGGGCCGACCTGGGGCCAGATGGGGCGCAGCTTCATTCGTGCCGTGCTTAACAGCGCCCGCAACGTTCACCCGCAGGACAACAGCCCGCAGGCCGCCGCCGCGCGGCGCATCCAGGGTTTCCACGAACTGGACGGCATCGAGTTCCTCGCCCGCGTGGACATCGAGAAGGACGCCAAGGGGCAGGATCGCAACGTCGTCAAGCTCGCGGTGGAGCCCGACCATCCCGATTACGCCAAGCTCATGGGCGTGCCGCCCAAGAGCAAGCCCGGTGGCGGCACCTCGGGCGCTCCGGCGCAGGCCACGCCGCCCTACGCCACCTCTGCCACGCCTGCGCCGCAGCGTGCGCCGGTGACCGGCAAACCGTCGTGGGCGCAGTGAGGGAGGTGGCCATGAACGCATCCATGCTCACTGCCAGCCACTACGGCGTCGTGCATTTCGGCGATCTCGACTGCGAGGCGGTCGTGCTCACCACCGGCGAGCGCGGCTACGTCCAGCGCCAACTGGCGCGTGCCTTGGGTCTGCGGGACAAAAGTCCGGGTACGCAAATCGGTGCCTTGATCCGCGAATTCGCGGCTAACTCCTTGTCAGTATTCGAGAAAAAAGGGTACGCAAAGGTTCGCCTGCCGTCCGGTCAGACCGGGACGTTCTTCCCCGCGGGTATCCTGAGCGACGTGGCGCTTGGCATCATCGAGGCCGCACTGCAAGGGCGTCTGCATGCCAAGCGGCAGCACATCATCCCCAACTGCCGAAAGATTCTCTCGGCACTGGCCACCACCGGCGAAGTTGCGCTGATCGACGAGGCCACTGGCTACCAGCACCACCGCGCACCGGATGCGCTGCAGGAGCTGATCTCCAAGCTGCTGCGCCAGTCCTGCGCATCGTGGGAGCGGCGCTTCCACCCGGATTACTACCGCGCCATTTATCGGTTGTTCGGCTGGAAGTACCAGGGCCACGACCAGAACCCGCCGCATGTCGTCGGCCAGATCACGCTGCGCTGGGTCTACGGGCCGGTGCTGCCGGAGGAGTTGCTGGGCGAGATCCGCAACCGCAAGGGCATCTCGCAGAAGCACCACCAGTGGCTGTCCGATCAGGGACTCGCGCACTTGGAATCGCAGATTCACGCCGTCACGGCGATTGCGCGCAGCTCGCAGAGCTACCCCGACTTCAAGCGTCGCTGCGAGGCTGCCTTTGCTGGCGCTGCCCTGCAGTTGGGCCTGCTGCTCGATGAACTCGAGGAGGGGGCGTGAAATGCTGGGTCTGCAAACGACAGGCCCGGGGCTACGGCCACACCGACAACCGCCACGGTGTAGGCGATCCCCGGCGCTATCCCATCGACTGGGTGTTCTGCTCGCGTCGCTGCCAGGACGCATTTCACGCGCTGTACGGCAACTGGCAGCGGGCCAAGGAAGGCCGCATCGACAAGACGGAGGTCGCCATGATCGATCCGTCTGATGTCGAACTGGCCGCGATGAAGACGTGCCTCAAGGCCTTCGGCGAGGCCGCCGAGGCCATCGGCTTTGCCAAGCCGCTGGGCGACTACAGCGAGGCCGAGGCGCTGCGTGTCATCGACGCGATCGTCACCTGCTACACGGAGGCGATGGTCGCGCACCACGAGGCGACCAAGTTCCCGCCCGTGCGTGGCTTGCCGCCGACACCCGATCCGCTAGCACCCGATGCCGCCAACCCGTTCGCCGATCTGGAGGACGACCTGCCTTGGGAAGAACCAAAGGGGGGCAAGGCATGATGGACTTCAACTCCTCATCGAGCATCTCTGGCCAAGTTACTGCCTTGGTCGACGCCGGGTTGCGGCAGGCTCGCGCCCTTCAGACTGAGCGCCAGTACCTCGGGGCCTCGCGCCTCGGAGTGGCCTGCGAGCGCGCGCTGCAGTTCGAGTACGCACAAGCGCCCGTCGACCCGGGCCGCGAGTCCGATGGCCGGATGCTGCGCATCTTCGAGCGTGGCCATGTCATGGAGGACTGCATGGTCGCGTGGCTGCGGGACGCAGGTTTTGACTTGCGCACCCGAAAGGCCGATGGCGAGCAGTTCGGCTTCTCGGTGGCCGATGGCCGCCTACAGGGCCACGTCGACGGCGTCTTCGTCGGGGGCCCAGAGGGCTTCGCCTATCCCGCGCTCTGGGAGTGCAAAGCCTTGAGCAACAAGTCCTGGAGCGATCTGGAGAAAAAGGGCTTGGCCATCGCCAAGCCCATCTACGCCGCGCAAGTGGCGATTTACCAAGCCTATCTCGAACTGCACGAGCACCCGGCGATCTTCACGGCGCTCAACGCCGACACGATGGAGATCTATACCGAGCTCGTGCCCTTTGACGCTCAGCTTGCCCAGCGCATGTCGGATCGGGCGGTGAAGGTCATCACGGCGACCGAGGCTGGCGAGCTGCTGCCACGCGCCTTCCATGACCCGACCCACTTCGAATGCCGGATGTGTGCATGGCAAGACCGCTGCTGGAGAGAGCAATGAACCATACCCAATCGCACGTACCTGCGGCGGAACCGATGGTAGGGGCGCGCCACGCTGCCCGTCTGCTCAATCTTCCGCCGTACTACTTCACCAAACCCCGGTGCCGCGTCTCGAAGCGGATTCCTCATTACCGGATTGGCCAGATGGTTCGATTCCGGATGTCGGAGCTCCGGGCATGGGCAGTCGCGCAAGGAGATGCACATGAGTGACTACCGTGTTCGTATCACCGTGCGCAATGCCCGTCTGCTGCGCGCCATTGAGCAGGCGGGTCACAGGCCGGGCGCGCCGTTTGCTGCCGCCGTCGGCATCAGCTACTACGGGGCACTGTTGCCATACATCAACCTCTCTCGGTCGCCGCTCACGCCAGATGGCTTGCTGCGGGAATGCGCGTGGAACCTGTGTGACTTCCTGAACGCATCCCCCTCCGATCTGTGGTCGGATGCCCAGCTCCGACCACTGGAGACAAACCATTCCAGCGTCGATCTGGATGCAGACAGCGTGCAAGCCCTGGCCTGTGGAACGGCATCTGCCGACCCGCTGCGGCTGGCCAGCCACGCGCAGGCAGGTCGCATCATCCAGAACGCCATCGATTCGCTGATACCGCGTGAGGCGGATGTGATCCGCGAGCGCTTCTTTGCGGGATCGTCGATCGACGAAATCGCCGAGAAGATGAAGGTCACGCGCGAGCGCGTCCGCCAGATCGAGGGAAAGGCGCTGCGCAAGTTACGCCACGAATCTCGCATCCCACAGGAGCTGGCCGGTGTCGCCGATGTGATCGGAGGTGCCGTCGATGCTTGACTTCAATGACACCCAAAAACCAGTCGAGCCCACGCGCATCCTTGATGACAGCGAGCGCGAAGAACTGCGTGCCGAACTGCTCGCGCGTCTTGAATCCGTTCTGATCACCTTGTTCCCGGCAGGCAAGAAGCGCCGTGGCAAGTTCCTGATCGGCGACGTGCTGGGCAGTCCCGGCGACAGCCTCGAAGTGGTGCTCGATGGCGACAAGGCGGGCCTCTGGACGGATCGCGCCACCGGTGAGGGCGGCGACATCTTCGATCTGATCGCCGGGCATTCTGGCCTCGACATCCATACCGACTTCAGTCGCGTCCTGGGTGCGGCTGCTGATCTGCTCGGTCGCGCCCGCGAGATGCCAGTGCGCCGATCCCGCAAGAAGGACGCGCCGGTCGACGAACTCGGCCCGGCCACCGCCAAGTGGGACTACCTCGATGCGACGGGTCATCTCATCGCCGTCGTGTACCGCTATGACCCACCGGGGCAGAAGAAGCAGTTCCGGCCCTGGGATGCGAAGCGGCGCAAGATGACGCCGCCCGATCCGCGCCCGCTTTACAACCAGCCGGGCATGGTCAGTGCCGCCCAGGTGGTGCTGGTCGAGGGCGAGAAATGCGCACAGGCGCTGATCGACGCAGGCATCGTTGCGACCACGGCGATGCACGGTGCCAACGCGCCGGTCGAGAAGACCGACTGGTCGCCGCTGGCAGGCAAGGCCGTGCTCATCTGGCCCGACCGCGACAAACCAGGCTGGGAGTATGCGATGGCGGCTGCACAGGCGGCGCTTGCCGTCGGAGCCATTTCCTGCGACATGCTGCTGCCGCCCGACGACCGGCCCGAGGGTTGGGACGCGGCCGACGCCGTGGCCGAAGGCTTCGATGTCGCGGGCTTCCTTGTCTTGGGTCCGCGCATGAGCATCAAGCCCACCAGCATCACGCCGACGCAGGAGCCTTCCGTCTGGGCGACGGACGATGCGCTGGCGCTGGCCTTCACGTCGCGCTACGCCGAAGACTGGCGCTACTGCGCGGCCTGGGGCAAGTGGCTGGTTTGGGACGGTCGCCGCTGGCAGGCCGACGAAACCTTGCTCGTTCACCACCTGATCCGCGCGATCTGCCGCGAGGCCGCGCTCAAGGCCGACTCGCATCGGCTGGCGGCCAAGCTCGCGGCCAGCAGCACGGTGGGCGGCGTCGAGCGACTGGCCCGCACCGACCGGCGGCACGCCTCCACCTCCGAGGAATGGGACGCTGACCTGTTCGCGCTCAACACGCCGGGCGGCATCGTCGATCTGAAGGCCGGCCGCATCAAGCCGCACGACCGGCGCGAGCGCATGACCAAGCTGGCCACCGCCACGCCGCACGGTGACTGCGCGCGTTGGCGCGCGTTCCTCGAAGACATCACCGGCGGCGACACCGCCTTGCAGGCTTACCTGCAACGGATGGTCGGCTATTGCCTCACGGGCGCGACCAGCGCGCACGCGCTGTTCTTCCTCTATGGCACGGGCGCGAACGGCAAGTCGGTGTTCGTGAACACGCTGGCGACGATCTTGGGCGATTACGCCACCAGCGCGCCGATGGACACCTTCATGGAAGCGCGCGGCGACCGCCATCCGACCGACCTCGCCGGCCTGCGCGGGGCGCGCTTCGTCTCCTCCATCGAAACCGAGCAGGGCCGGCGCTGGAACGAGTCCAAGGTCAAGGCCATCACCGGCGGCGACAAGGTCTCGGCGCGCTTCATGCGCCAGGACTTCTTCGAGTACCTGCCGCAGTTCAAGCTGGTGATCGCGGGTAACCACAAGCCCGCCATCCGCAACGTGGACGAGGCGATGAAGCGCCGGCTGCACCTGATCCCGTTCACGGTGACGATCCCGCCCGAGAGGCGCGATGGTCAGCTCACCGAGAAGCTGCTGGCCGAGCGCGACGGCATCCTCGCGTGGGCAGTCGAAGGCTGCCTGGCGTGGCAGCGCGACGGGCTGAATCCCCCCGCCAGCGTGGTGTCGGCCACCGAGGAGTATTTCGACGAGGAAGACGCGATCGGTGACTTCCTCGACGAGGAGGCGCAGCGCTTTGATCAGGCCCGCGTGGCCGTGGCCGACGTGTTCCAGCGCTGGCAGGAGTGGGCCACGCGGCGCGGCGAGTACGTGGGCACCAGTCGCTGGCTGGCGCAGCAGCTTGCCAATCGGGGTTTCGGTCGCGCGCGCCTGCACGGTGGCGTCAAAGGCCTCGCGGGCCTCTCACTCAAACCCAAGGACTACGGCACGCGCTTGCCGTACCGCGATGACTGACCTGCGGTGACCGAAGGTGACCCGCCCAGGGATTGAATCTCTTTACGCGCGTGCGTGCGCGCAGGCGTAACGCCCAATCCACAAACCGGTCACCTTCGGTCACCCGGACGAGAACACGAACGAAGGACTGCAAAGATGACAACGACGATTCTTGCCCTTGATCTGGGCACCACCACCGGCTGGGCGCTGCGCGGCAGTGACGGCCACATCACCAGCGGCAGCGAGCGCTTCCGGCCGCAGCGTTTCGAAGGCGGCGGCATGCGTTTCCTGCGCTTCAAGCGCTGGATCACCGAACTGAAGGCCCACGCCGACGGGATCGACGCGCTGGTCTTCGAGGAAGTGCGCCGCCACGTCTCGACCGATGCGGCCCACGCCTACGGCGGGTTCCTCGCCACGCTCACGGCCTGGTGCGAGCACCACGGCATTCCCTACCAGGGCGTGCCGGTGGGCACGATCAAGAAGCACGCCACCGGCTCTGGCCGCGCCGGTAAGGACGCGGTGATGGCGGCCGTGCGTCGCCGGGGTCACGCCCCGGCGGACGACAACGAGGCCGACGCCTTGGCGCTGTTGCTCTGGGCCCTCCCGCTCCACGACGCGGCGCAGGAGGCGTGAGATGGACATCCCGACCCCTCGCTACCGCTGCCCGCTGGGGCGCCTGCAGCCCGAGCCGATGGACGTGGAAGCCGTCAAGCGCCGCGGCTGGCGCGAGCAACGCCTGCTCGTCGTCTCCCTGGAGGACGACCGGCTCGATGGGATGGAACGCGAGCTGATCCGCCGAATCGGCGAGCGGCTCTACGGCGCACGGGAGGCGCGCCATGGCTGAGTGGACCGTC